CTCTATCGATCAATTCTGTGTTCCCTAATAATGACCAGATTATCGCTCTAGCGGCCCACAACGGCTTCCTTATCATCTTTGGTAGGAACAATATTGCTATCTACAGCAACCCCATAGATGTCACTTCCTTGGCCTTAGCAGACTTTATCCCTAATGTGGGCTGTATTGCTAGGGACTCTGTGCAGAATACCGGCACAGACATCGTATTCCTGTCTGACTCTGGTGTGCGTAGTCTCCAGCGGGTCATCCAAGAGAAGTCCCTACCTATGCGGGATATGTCCAAGAACGTCCGTGATGACCTCATTGCTGCGGTGGCCTCAGAGACAGCCAGCACTATCAAGTCTGTCTACTATGACCGGGATGCCTTTTACCTGCTTACCCTGCCAGCAACTAAGGTAACTTACTGCTTTGATATGCGAGGTGCTCTTCAGGACGGCTCTGCCCGTGTCACTATATGGGATAGCCTTGATCCAAAGGCCTTGTTTGTCAATCAGTCTAAGGAACTGCTGTTAGGCAAGCCTGGGTATATTGGCAAATACTTTGGACACCTAGATAACGCCTCTACCTATCGTCTACAGTATTACACCAACTACTTTGACTTTGGTAGCCCAACAGCCTTAAAAGTCCTTAAAAAGATAGGATTTGTGGTTATTGGTGGTTCTGGTGATGCTGTAGCCATCAAATGGGGCTTTGATTACAAAGAAAATTACAATAGTGAAACAAAAACACTTGACACCGGCGTAGTTTACGAGTATAATGTCGGGGAATACAATATTGCTGAATTCTCCAATGGTGTGGTCCTAGACCAGTTCCAGATCAATGCAGGCGGCAATGGGGCTGTGATGCAACTAGGTTTAGAAGCAGAATTAAATGGTGATCCTCTTTCTATTCAGAAAATCGATGTCTATGTCGCACAAGGAAAAACAGTATGAGCAATTTAGCAGTAGTCACAAAAACAAAACATTGTAAAAAATGTGACAAAGTACTGCCTTTATTTTCCTTTACTAAAAACGCAGCATCCAAAGACGGTCTACAATTTGCTTGTAAAACTTGTGATAATTTAAGGCAACAAAAAAGAAGAATTGAAAAGAAAAAAGAAATACAAGAGTATGGAAAACAATACAGGATTAAACATACTGATGATCTGGACTTTAGGCTTCAGGGGTTATTAAACGCCTCAAGAGCACGTTCTAAAGAAAAGAATAGAGAAAATACACTTACCAAGCAAGATTTATTTGAGTTATTTCCAAAGGACGGTTGCTGTCCTATATTTGGTTTTAAATTAGAATGGAACGGAACTGGTTTTAGAGAGACCAGCCCAAGTATAGATCGTATTGACTCAACTAAGGGCTATACAAAAGACAATGTTCAAATTATTTCTTGGAAAGCAAATCGTATTAAAGGTTATGCATCTGTAGAAGAATTAGAAGTCTTATTAGCCTACTTGAAACAAGGAGAATAGAAATTAGCAATTACACGAAAGCAACTAACTTTGCAGCTAAAGACAGCCTTAGCACTGGTAACCCAGCAAAGGTTATCAAGGGCACTGAGATTGATGCAGAATACACTGCCATTGCCTCGGCTATATCGTCCAAGGCAGACAGCAACAGCCCTACCTTTACAGGCACTCCAGCAGCGCCTACGGCCTCTTCTGGCACTAATACAACTCAGGTGGCAACTACGGCTTTTGTTTCTACAGCGGTAGCAGCGGCATTTCCAAGCGGCGGTATCATCATCTGGTCAGGATCTGTAGCATCTATTCCGTCTGGTTGGTATCTCTGTAACGGTTCTAACGGAACCCCTGACCTACGAGATAGGTTTGTTGTTGGTGCAGGCTCTACCTATGCCGTTGCTGACACTGGTGGCTCTGCTAATGCAATTGTAGTAAGCCACAGTCACACTGCTACATCAACAGTAACAGACCCAGGACATACCCATCTTATTCCTAATACTAGGGCTGGTAGTCCAAACGGAGGCTCGCCATATATTGCCGGTGCTTCGTCAGGGCCTGCTAATACAGATAACACAGGTTCTAACACTACAGGCATTACTGTGTCCACCACCACTGCCTCGGCAGGTTCTTCAGGCACTAACGCTAACCTGCCACCGTACTATGCACTTGCATACATTATGAAGGCCTAAATGATTACACATCATTTTTCAGATAACTTATACGCTAAAGAATGCTTGTTTCCTAAAGGTTCTCAGATTGTCCAACACAAGCATAAACATGACCATCTGTCTATTCTTGCTAAGGGCAAGGTGAAAGTTGTAGTAGATGATGAAGTTTTTGATATTGAAGCACCACATTGTTTTAATATCAAAGCCGATAAACATCATGGTGTCTTAGCATTAGAGGACTGTGTTTGGTACTGTATTCATGCTACCAACGAAACAGACATTAACAATATTGATGAAGTTTTAATTAAGGAGTAGTATTATGCCTATCGCAGCAGCAGCAATTATAGGGGGTGCTAGCCTACTTGGCAGTAGCATGGCTGGAAGATCCGCTGAAAAAGCAGCTAATGCCTCAGCCCAGGCTCAACTACAAGCAGCCAAAATAGCGGCTGAAGAGCAGAGGTTCAGACCAGTAGGAATAACTACTAGGTTTGGAACTTCTCGATTTGGCTTTGGCCCAGAAGGCAGACTTGAAAGTGCTGGATATACTGCATCACCAGAGATACAAGCACTTCAGGAAAGACTAGCAAGTCTATATGGGACTAGCCTTGGTCAAGCAGAAACGGCTCCAGGGATTTCTCAGGGTCTGTTTAGTCTTGGTCAGCAATACCTTGCACAGACACCAACACAAGCTAGAAATCAGTATTTACAAGAACAGTATGCCATGCTTGATCCTATTCGTCAACGTGAAGAGCAACGATTAGCATCTTCTGTGTTTGGACGAGGTCGTGCAGGCCTTAACATTGGCGATGTAGGCCAACCTGAGTTGGCTGCGTTGGCTAATGCACGGCGTACACAAGACCTACAATTGGCTGCACAGGCAGAGCAAGAAGCAAGAAGTAGACTTGGTTTTGGTACTGGACTGCTTGAAACTGGTTATGGTCTACAGACCAAAGCACTGGCCCCATTCCAACAACAGTTTGGTGTGTCTCAATTGCTTGAGCAGGCATCACAACAGCCTCTGGATATAGGCGCTCAGTTGGGTGGAAGAACAGCTACTGCCGGTGCTAATGTTGGTCAATCTCTATTGACAGGCGGTATAGGAGCTGCACAGACTCAGTTGCAAGGCTCCTTAGTTGGTCCGTCGTTGATGGCACAGAATATTTCTGGTTTTGGTCAGAACTATCTCAGAAATCAACAACAGCAGCAAATGTTTAATCAACTTTATAATCCATACACTAGGGCCGGTTATTCTCCTGTTCCTTCTGGATTCAATGATCCATATTCTGCAAATGCTGGTGTTAACTTTACTGCTCCTAATGTCTACGGTTAATTAAGGAACAAAAATGGCTATTACTTCATTATTTGGACCAACCCCACAAGAACTTATTGCTGCTCAGGTTAAAGAGCAGGAACAGATGGACCTGCTTCGTAACCAGCAGATTGCACAGCAAGGTAGTCAGTTTGGTGTGTTTGCTCCGTTGTATCAGGCTGGCCTCAAGTTCGGTGATCTTGGTTCTAGGGCGATTACTCAAAGTCTCTTCCCAGAGGTTAGAAACCCACAGTTACAACAGGCACAGACAATACAATCTGTATTGCAAACCTACCAAGGACAGAACTTAGGCGATCCTTCGGTGCTACAAAAAATTGCTTCTGACTTGTTTGCTGCTGGTGCTCCTGATGCCGGTATCAAAGCACTTGCAACGGCTAAGAGTCTTACACCAAAAGATGAGTTTGTTACTGGAAAGCCGGGAGAGAAGATATTTAAAAGAGGCCCCGGAGGTGCATTAACAGAGGTTGTTAGTGTTCCAAAAGATGATAAAGATAAAAATACTTTAGATGTCGCTAGAAATGTTATGTTTGAGTTAGGAATAAAAGACCCAGCGACATTGACAAAAGAGGAATCAGCAAAGTTGAATGTTGCTAGAGAAGTTCTAAAACTAGCAAGCCCAGGCACAACTTTAAACGTAGGTGATAGGTCGGCTGATGTTGCGGCGGGCAAAATTGTTGGAGAGGCTCAAGCAACGATTGATAACAAATACTCAGCAATTTCTAGTTTAAAAAGCGCAAAAGAGTTGCTTAATAAGGGTATCTATGCTGGTCCGTATGCCCCGCTTGCTCAAGGAGCAGCTAAGTACTCTGGTGGTTTGATTGGAGACCGTAAGAAAGTTATTAACACTGAGACCTTCTTAAGTGAGATTGGCAACACAGTTATTCCAAGATTGCAAGAGTTTGGTGGTAACGACTCCGTAGAAGAATTAAAATACCTTCGTGACGTACAAGGTGGCAGGATTGATTTAGAACCAGAAACTCTTAAAAACATTCTAAACTCAGCAGAGAAGAAAATAAACGAAGGGATTGAAAGACTTAAACTACAGTCACAAGCAATTCAAAAAGGACAGCCTCTTCCGCTTGGAGAAGTTAAAGCACCAAAAACACCTAAAACAA